TAAACGTAAAAACACTAACAGATGTACATGAAGTAGATCAAATACAATACCTAAAAGACATTGTAGATGTATTGCAAATCCCAGCATTCTTGTGTAGACAGACTGATCTAATACAGGCGGCTTGTGCTACAAATTGTATTGTTAATATTAAAAAAGGACAGTTCCTAGCACCGTGGGACGTAAAAGGTATCCTTTCAAAAACAGAAGGTGCTAAAGAAGTATGGATTACAGAGAGAGGTACAAGTTTTGGGTACAATACACTTGTTGTTGACTTTACTGGCTTGCAGTATATGCTTGATTATGTTCCTGCTGATGTGGTATTTGACGTCACGCACTCCGTCCAGAAGCCAGGAGGACAAGGTGACAGCAGTGGCGGTAACCGTGATTATGTTCCTGGGCTTAGCCGCGCTGCCTCTGCTTTGGGCGTTAGCAACTTCTTCTTAGAAGTACACGCCGATCCAGACAATGCACCAAGTGACGGACCTAATATGCTACGCTTAGAAGACTTTGAGGAGGTGGTACGTGACATCATCGGCTATTCTTATACCAGCTAGATATGGTAGCACACGCTTTCCAGGAAAGCCTTTAGTTGCATTAGACAACATTCCTATGGTACGTCTTGTATATGAACGTTGTCGTAAGGCAGCAAAAGAAATAGATTGCGATGTTCGTGTACTAACAGATGACATTCGTATTGCAGATAGATTTGCTCCACACGAAGTATGGATAGACGACAAAGAATATGCTAACGGTACAGAACGATGTGCAGGATTTGCAAATTCAAAAGAAGGACAACAGTATAATAAGTTTGTTAACGTGCAAGGCGATATGCCTGACATAACTACAGATATTATTAAGTACGTATATTATAATCTTAATCAATATGATGTAACTACAGCACATACTGATATGGACCCACAACGTAGAGCAGAACCTAATATGGTAAAACAAATCAATGGTGCTGGCAGAGCATTATGGTTTGGTAGAGGCTTTACTAAGTATGGCGTACAACATCTAGGAATATACGGATACAAACGAGAAGCACTGCTACGTTACCCTACACTACCTGTGAGTGCAGAAGAAGATATTGAACAACTGGAACAGTTACGCTGGTTAAAGAACGGTTGCGATATAGGTAGCGAGAGTGTATACTATAATGGTATAGAGATAAACATTCCAGAGGAGGTAGAGCTTTGGCATACCAAGCATTCCCAGTAAAAGATGTACTAGCATGTATTGACAGTGATGCTAAATCTGTTTGGAAAGAACTAACTGATGAACAGAAGAAGTGTGTAAACTTTTGGTTACTTAATAGATATGCTAGTTCTGTTGTTGGCGACAGAGATGCACAGGAACTTGCAGTAATACTTACAAATACATATTATAATAAAAACTGGAACGAACTAGGAACAAAGCATCCTCAACTACAATGGCAATTACTTTGTGCAACACACAATGCTAAAGCAGATATTAGAAAACATCAGTGGATTGGCTTTAAGAAAAAGACAGGTAATAATAATGCTGTTAAATTACTACAGCAGATTTATCCTAATATGAAACAAGATGAGGTAGAATTACTTGCTGGACTATCTACAAAAAAAGAACTCAAGCAATTGGCTGAGGAACATGAAATTGACATCAAACTCTGAAAAACCATACAAGTGCGAATACTGTGGCAACGGCTACATGCGAGAGAAAACACTTGCAGCGCACATGTGTGAAAAGAAGAGACGTGCTTTACAAAAGGATGAGAAGCGTGTAAGACTAGGCTTTTATGCATTTCAACGCTTTTATAAATTAAGTGCAGGCGCTAAGAAAGAAAAAACATATGAAGAATTTTGTAACAGTCAGTACTATAATGCGTTTGTAAAGTTTGGTAGTTTCTTAAACAACGTAAAGCCATTATATCCTGAGAAGTATATTGACTATGTAGTTACCAGTGGTGTTAAATTAGATCATTGGGCACGAGACGAACTATATGAAAAGTATGCACTAGAGTTTATACTAAAAGAAGATGTTACTACTGCGCTAGAGCGTAGTGTAAAAACTATGATGGATTGGGCAGAAGAAAACGAACCTGCGGCTTGGAATCACTATTTCAACTATATTAGTTTAAATAGAGCAGTATGGCACATCAAAGATGGAAAAGTATCCCCTTGGCTTCTATTAAATTGTAAGACAGGAAAAGATATGCTAAGTAAGTTTAATGATGAACAACTTGAAATGGTTTATCATGTGATCAATCCAGAACATTGGGCAATGCGATTTAAACGTAATCCTAATGATGTTCAACTTGTTAAAGACGTAGCAAAGGAAAGTAATTTATAATGCCTGATATTGATATTGACTTTGCAGATAGAGACGTAATACTATCACATGTAAAACATCGTGTAGCAAAACTAGACAGCGGTAAAAAACACAACACTGGAGTCTATGTTACAGAGATCCCTCACAATCCAATAGACAATATTAGTACTATTGAACACAAAACCGCAGAAGAGCGCGGCTACTTCAAACTAGACTTCCTTAACGTAAGTATATACAAGGATGTCAAAGACGAAGCACATCTACAACAACTCATGGAAAAGGAACCACAATGGCAACTCTTGGAGCACGACGACTTCAACAACTTAGTCTTTCACGTCGCAGGACATGGCAACATACTGCGAGATATGCAGCCACAGTCAGTGGAGCAATTAGCAGCAGTACTAGCAATGATACGTCCGGCGAAGAGACATTTAGTTGGACAACCGTGGGATACGGTGATGAAAGAAGTGTGGTCGAAACCAACGAACGGTGAATACTACTTTAAAAAAGCACACGCAATGAGCTATGCGTTTGCTGTCGTAGTACATATGAATTTGTTGTGTGAGAAGTTTAGTGGCCAGACGTAACGACTTACTAAAAGTTCCAATGACAATAGACTGGAACAATAAACCCAATAGAAAGTATTTTTTAAAATACTTAATAGAACAAAATAACTATACAACTATGGCAGAAGTAGGCGTTCGAGACGGAAGAACAACGTTCTATCTATTAGACAACTGTCCTAACTTAACAATATACGGTATAGATCTTTCTAATGCAGGATACTATAATAACGAAATAAAAGCAAAATACAATGATAGACTTATTCCTATACAAGGTAATAGTCATCTAGCAGCTGACAGAGTCCCGCAAGTTGATCTAGTGTTTATTGATGCCGATCACAGTTATAACGGTTGCAGAGGAGATATTATAGCATATTCTCCTAAAGTTAAGTCTGGCGGCATACTAAGCGGACATGATATAGATTATCCTGGTGTAAACAGTGCAGTAAAACAATATGTAAAAAGTTTTGATGTAGGTCCTAATAATGTTTGGTTTACTAAGATTTAGGCTTTTTAACTAGCTGTACGCTTTTACGCTTTACTCGTTTAATAGCAAGATTGTTTAAATTTACGCAAGGACCTATTGTAATCTTTACATCTTTGCTATTCATAGTTTGAATAGCATAACGAAATCGTTCCATTTCTCTACCTAAAAAGATATTAATAGGAATCATCCGATTCGACTCCCACCACCAAACATCACCTAGCTCAAGTAGTTTTTTCTTTTCTTCATCTGAGTGTAAATCTGTATACACATACATACTAGTGACATATTGATCTTGATTGATCACGATGCCGACATACTCGTTGCCACCGTAGTGTACAACGCTTATGTAGGGGAAGTTGTTTTCAATATCTTTTAGTAACATGGAATTCCGATAAATATAGTTATGCAAACTTTAAGATATTTAGCACCAAATAGAATCGATGTCCTAGCAAATGAAGCGGGACACATTACGGAGTATAGACCAGTGTATAGCAGAAACCTACAAATATACAAAGGCATTGATAATGTCTTGGAATTTAAATTAATTAATCCTGATCAGAAGCCATTGGATGTAGATAGATACACGCCTAAGTTTGTTGCATTTGATGAAAATCGTAATATGATTATTGAGCGCGAGGGTGTTAATTTACAAGAAGGTGATAGTACTGCTTACACTAAAAAGGGTTTGTTTAGTGTAACAATTACTGAAAACGATTTACTTAATGTTAAAGATCAGTATCTATCATATAATATCTATCTTGTGGACTTTGACGAAACCAAAGTACAAACTTATGCAAACGAATGGTTTGATAGTGCTGGCGTAATTAAAGTTAGTGGAAGTGCATTTCCTGGGCCAAGTTCGAGCTATGCTATTGACACATTCCTTGAAGATGCAGGTAAAGCGGGCGAAGATGATAGTGTATGGTACAGCGAAGCACTAGACGCACAACCAGGCATCAACGGCAACGAAGCTCTACATACTGCGGCTGTTTATACAGACAGTTATACAGGCGATGTAGTAGTACAAGGCACACTAGAAAACCAAG